CCACACTCGAATACTCGATTGAGGACTTGGACACGGACGCCTTTCAATCGACGGACGGTACAGTCCATCGAAACCGCGTTGGAAAACGTGGAAAGCTATCCTGCACATGGGATATTGTGCCGGACACGGATGAATTTTATAAATTTTGGGATATCCTTGACAATTTATCACAGTTCTTCCCCGTAAATTTCCCATATCCAAACGGTACAAGGACGGAGCTGCCAATGTACAGAGGGAACCCGCTCTCAACGGTAATGCGTTCTTATTACAGTGAAAACGGGCACAAGATTTCAAAGTGGAAAGATACAAAGTGCAATTTTATTGAGCAGTACGCGCGGAA